ATAGGTGTAAAGTTGAATGGGTTGTACATAGTTGGAGTTAATTGAAGTGGTACATACGGTGCGTAGATGTAACCAGTGTCAAGAAGTGATGTACCTTTGTGACCCAACAATACTGTGTTTGCTGGGAAGTAAGGGTCACGATAAACTTGGTAACGACCTGCCAATGTACCTACTCTTTCAATACCCATGTTATACTGGTCTTGCTCAGGAGCTGCGTTAGAAACATGGAAATATTGAAGGTCATCGAAAATTGCAGAAACTTCAGATGATACAACAATCCAGTTAGCACCACCTCTCAAAGTAGATTTGTGAATCTGTGCAGAGATTTGGTTGATTGCAGTGATAAGAGTTTGGTTCCAGTCCTTCTGAGTATAAGGAGTAGATTGGTTGTTCAGACGCTTCCAACCGTTGTAATCCCAACGAAGTGTCCAAGCCGCACCTTTACGAAGGTCACGGAGGATTTCACGGTCGATTTCAGCAGCCACTTGTTCTGACAATAAAGCTGTCAATTCAGCTTCAGCGTCAATGTTGTGGAATGCCGCAACATCTTGAGCAAGTTCTGGTGACCATTGTGCTCTCAACTTTCTTTCAGTTACAGAAACTGTTACTGACTCAAGGTCGAAAGAAACTTCACCAATCTTGTCTTCAAATTCTAATTCTTCATAACGTCTCCAAGCCGCCTTAATGTTAGTATTTGCAGATGCACCACTCCAAGCAGTTGAACTTGGTGTAAGAGTTGCACCTGAGTAACCATCAGGAGTTGTTTGTCCACAAGCAATACATGCAGGAACTTGAGCGTCAATCTCTAAATAGATAAATCCTGTTTGGCTACAAACATTATCGTAGTAACCACCGTTACCACCTGTAGATGATGTACCGAAAGCAGCTTGTGTTGAAGTGTATTGTGGTCCGTACATTGCTTGACCATATTTCTGTGTCACTACACGGAATAAAAGTGGTGCGAATGTAGTAGTATTTAAATTGGCAGCTACTGTAGCGTTGTCAGTATAAAGAGTTAAGTTAGACAAGAAAGATTCAGTGTCTTGTTCTTGACCATCAGGACCAATCAATTTACCGATACCTGCAGTTGAGAAACCTGAAAGTGCAACAATAATCTTTCTATATTCAGCACTTGAGTTTGTAGTATAAGCTGAAGCAACTAACGCACCATTTGACCATGCAACTGTTGGTGTAGCAGATGTCAATGTTACAAAACGACCTTTAGAGTAGTCAAACAAACCAGCTGGGTTAAGACCTGGCTCAGTACCTTCGTAGAACAAATCATAAAGGTTTTTAGTAGCTTGACCAAATGGTTGACCAGTACCTGAACTATAACCTGCGTTAGGGTCACCAGGATAGTTACCAGGTGAACCTACAGGTGCGTAGTGGTCACCTGAAGCAATACCTAAACCATCTGTTGCGGTTCCACCACTGTAACCTTGGATTTGAGGCACAAAGTAGAACAACTTACCGATAGGAAGGTTCATAGCTTGTACTGATACGATTTCATTAGCTAAAAGCTTAGAGAATACACGACGAATGATTGGGAATACAACAGTTTCAAATGAACCTGAATCTGCAGTAGACGCCGCTTCGTTAATTAAGAATGAAGCTTGGTTCTCATATAACTGAGCCACATTCTCTTTTAGGTGACCACGAAGGCCTTCAAGGAACCCTAATTTGTCCCATTTGTTAATAGTATCTTCTTTGATAACTTTAAGGTGCTTAAGACCAATGTTACCAACAAGACCTGATTCTAATAATGCTCCCATTTTTATTTTGGTTTTTTATTTTTATTGTTTATTTTTTTATTTTGAAATTTTTGACATGATGTCTTTCATTCTAAGGAACTGTGGATTCTCATATGTCTTAGATTCAATAAGGTTAACTGCTGAACCAGATTGTGGTTCACGGTCAATTACTCTTTCAATTGATTCTGTAATAGGAGAAGCATTAGTTGTAGATGAAAGTTCATCTTTTATTGTCTTATACAACGCTTTTGATTCCTTGAGGGTTTCGGCTGAATCGAATCTTCTAAGAATATTAATTTTTTCTTGCTTAGAAGTTGAATGTTCAGTAAATAAACGAGTAGCATAAGCTAAGTTTGAATTAAAGATTGCAACTTCATTTAATTTATCTCTAAATAAATTAAGTGCCTTTCTGTATTCTTCATTTTTAGCTCTGAGCATTTCAAGTTCTTTGTCAACTGACTCATCTTGTCTAGCCTTCTTTGAACCTGTTCTCGCTCCTTTTGGAAGTGCTCCTTTTCTCCAACCCATTCCATAAGTACGTGCCGCCTCTTTTGCTTCTTCTTTTGAAAGTTTTGGCATTCTAGATGGCATATCCATCATTTCTCCTTCTTTGAATTCGAACTTTGGTTTACCTGTACCTTTTGTTGGGCTACCGTGCTTCATGTCTTCTTTAAATCCGCCACTTGACTTCTTATAAGAAAACTTTTTAGCTGAGCCAAGTTTAGCTCCTTTACCTACTTTTGGTTTCATTCCCTCTTTGGTTTCCATTTTCTTAGCTTTTTTAGCTTCCATCATTGGATTGTAGGACTCGTTATCCTCCTCTTCAGATTCTTCCATTTCAAACTCAAATTCTTCGTCATTGTCTTCTCCGATTTCAAGTTCATAAATAGTTTCATTTGATTCAGATTCTTCCTCCATTTCTGAACCTTCTTCAAGTTCATACTCAGGTTCTTCTGACATATAATCACCTTCCTCAAGTTCTTCAGATTCTTCGAGTTCATACTCAAATTCTTCTGATTCACCTTCATTTTGGATTAGAAATTCTTTGTCAGAATCATTGTCAGAAACATGTAAGTATTTTCCATCTTTTACAACTTCGATTGTGTCATCAGGACCCATTTGCTTCAAAAATACATCAAGTACTTCTGAATCGGATTCATCAGTCAAATCTCTTACTTCCATGTCCATGCCCATATCCATGTCTTCTTCTGAGTCCACTTCAAATTCATCCTCAGATTCTTCGTCTTCCTCTTCAGAATCCTCCATTTCGAATTCATCTTCAGATTCTTCACCTTCTTCTTCAGACTCCTCTTCGTCGTCCATAGCCATGAATTCATCTTCATCAGCTTCTGTGACTTCTTGATTGGTTTCCTCAGGTTCTTCAGTCTCTTCTTTCATAGACTCCTTTACTAATTCGCTAATTTCTTCCTTCATAGTTGAAGCAAGTATTTCTTTTGCGTTTTCATTGATAACTTCCTCCAAATTTTGAATTTGGAGTAATGTTTCATTAACTAAATTTTTTTCAGCCATTTATACTTTTTTTTAATAAATATAGCATTAGAATAAAAAAATTAATTTATTTGTTATGGGCAACAAAAAAAGGGACAAAATGTCCCTTTTCTTAAATGATTGTTTTTAGATTTACTCGATTACTTCATCAATTTTACTTTCCACGATTGCCGTAATTCTCCAATCTTCAGAATAACTTTCAAATACTTTGGTTACTTTTGCCTCAACATCGGTTGGAGAATATCCTTTAACCAATTTTTCTTGTCTGAGCTTTTTAATTTTACCTGTCTCAGGGTCAGGCATGTCTGTTGTAATTTTTGCTACAAAATATTTCTCGTCCATATTAATTATTTTGATAAATAATCGGAAAGTTTTTTCATTAAATCAATAGACTGAGATGCATCTCTTTGAGCTTTTAGTTCTTTTTCTTCCTGAAGATTCTCCTCATACTTGTATCTATCCTTTTCGTCTTTAAAAAGATAAGCTCCAGGTGTTGATGGAGAAGATACAAGGTCAAAACAAATTAATTCAAAATCTTTTTGGACTTCGTTTTGTTCTCCTACTTTTTTTAGCGACCCAACACCACGAGAAGAAATTCCAAGTGTTACACCTTGTCTTAAAAGATTTGCCGCTTGGTCTCCCTTTGTTGATACAATCCCTCTTTCGTGAAAACCTGGTGAAGTTAAAAGTCTCAATTTTCCAAGTAATACATTTTTATCCCACCACATATCTGTAATAATGTGAGAAACTCTGTCAAGGTCGATAAGTGAAGATTCGGGGTGATTGAGTTCTGAAAGAGCAGTTCCTCTTTTAATGTAATTTTTAATATAGTTTTCAGATTCTCTTTTTAATATTTCTTCAGGATAGACTCTTCCATTTCTATTTGGGGTATTATACTTTTGGAGTACGGCATAAAATTCAAATGGTTTTGAGTGGTCAGAAGCATTTAAATTTTCTTTGATGATTCTATCATTTGAAAATTCATTTGGTGACACGTAACCCGCATCATATTCAATAAGAATTCCCTTACCTAATTCATTAGGTCCAAGTATTTTCATGTTTTGCATTTAATATTTTCTTTATAAATATTAAACTAATTGCAAATTTGAAATTTTGTCAGTCTTAGTAAGATAAAAATTGAATAATTCTGAATTTTCAAATATTTCTTTTTGTACATTTGAAATGATATCTCTTATAGAATTTTTTAATTTAACTGATTTGAAATCTATCGGTTCTTTCATAAAGAGAGTGATTTCCAAATTCATAAAAGACCTCTTACCTTGACATATTCCGCTTGACCTGAGGTCCATATCAACAATAAATTTTGAAAGAAAAATAAATTTATCTATAATTTCAGTTAAAAGTTGTTTGACTTCTTTTGTGAAATAAGACACTTGTCTTGCCCAATCGTCGGAATCTTTTTTTGGCTCTAGCCAAGATTGTATGTTTATGTAAATTGACTTTAGATTTTTGGAATCTACCGTTCCATAAGATGTTTTGAAATTTTTATAACCCTTCAACACGCAAGACTTGCCTTTTTTCATTCATTTTTTAGCATTTCTGTTTATTTATATAATAAATCTAATAAAAAAAATTCAATTGTCAAAATGTTAATTATAGAAGTTAAAAAGGGAAATATTGACTCAGCTCTCAAGCAATTTAAGTCAAAAGTAATTAAGACAAAACTTGTGTCACAATTACAAGATAGAAAAACCTACAAAAAAAAATCTGACGTAAAACGCCAGATTATTAAAGATGCAATCTACAAAGAAAAGAAGAAATCAGATAACTAATCCTCCATTTAATTGAGATAGTTTCACAAATTCTTTTTTTGAGTAGTTCGATGATACAACTTTTTCTTTTGTTTCACTTAATACTTTTTTCAAATCTTCATCTGACTCATTAATAAGTGAATCCAATTTTTTAATTGTAGATTCTTTAAGTGAATCAAATTCCTCTTTTGAAGGTTCAGATTTTAATAAAGAGATAACCTGTTCTCTTTCAGACTCATTGAGTTCTTCCAAAGCTTTTTGTACATTGGCGTTTGCAATTTTCAACATCGACTTTATTGGAACTATTTTTTTCTCTTCTTTAACAACTGGTTTCTTTGTTAAAGATTCAACTATTTCTTTTTTTGCAATTGATTTTTTTTCAGGATTCAAAGCATCTCCATAAATTAAATCATCAACTTTTGTGTAGTTATTTTCTTTAACTACAGATAAAGTCCATTTTTTAATTTTGTTTAATGTGTCTTCATTTAAATTCAAAGACTTCGCCTCATTAACAAGGTCGTCAACCATATAAGTTGCAGTTTCTTTATCAAGACCTTTATTTTCCTTTAATGTATCATATATAAAATACAACCTTTTGAAAGACTTATCTTCCAATATTGTGTTTTTGAAAAACTTCATATCTTTGCTTAATTTCTTTTCGGCAAAAGATTTTACAAGTTTGTTTTCAACCAATGTTTTAATTACTCCGAATCTCATTTTGTGATTTTATATATAAATATCAATCTTTTAATAAGGAATTTAATTTATTCTCAATTTCATCCAAAGATTTTCTCGCCTTTGACAAATCAATAGTTTCATCATCGTCAATTAAATCATTTTCTAAAAGAATATTCATATCTTTCTCAATAGATTCAGGCGTAACACCCGCTTCTCCGCCAGGCTCAGGACCAGGTGGTGGTGGAAGTGGCGATTCACCAGCTGGAGATTCTAATCCTCCTGATTCAGGAGGTGCTCCCCCTTCAGTCGGTGTTCCGGCAGGCTCACTTTCTTTCTTACCATATAATTTATCCAAATTATCAAATAATCCTGTGTGAGTAATAACTTCAGCAGTTTTCTTTAATTCTTCACCAACTGCTCTTTCGATTCTTTGTTGTTGGAGGTCAAGTTTAATTTCTTCATCAGAAAACCCTAAAATATGTTTTTTAGCCCATGATTGTGATACTGCGGCAATACCGGAACCAGGGTCAGCAACCATATCTTTATATAATAATACTTTTTCTTTCCAAACATCAATTCTAAGTAAGTCTTGTTGAGTCGATGAATTTGTTAATGAAAGTGTAAAGTTTCCAATTTCCTCTTCAAAACCTAAAACAAACAAGTGAATAATTGCAATTTTATTTAATTCTTGCAACATATTCTTTTGAATTCGATTAATAGTTCGCGCAAAACGAATGTCTTGAAGAGAAAGATTTTTTCCGTCTCCTACAGTCTCCTCAAATCCAAGAAATGCTTTTGGAACACGGAGTGCGGTTAAAAGTTTCTTTTGAATATATTCGATATCTGCGATTTCAGAAAGGTTCTGAGCACCTGCAAGAGTTTCAATAGGAGAAGCTTGAGCTGGGTCACGAACTGGAACGAAATAATCTTGGTCAACAGCCATTTGATTAAACCTCATATCCACATTTCCTGTCTTGTGGTCAACAACTTGGTCTCTTTTAAATTTGTTTGCAAATCTTTGGATATATGGTTCAACATCTGCGTCATCCATATTTCCGACAAATACTTTAAATACTCGTCTTTCAGGTGCCCTTGATGTTCTATAAATTAACATCGCATCTTCTGATAATAACAATTGTTTCCAAATGCGTCTTGCTTTCTCAAGCATTGATGTACCATAAGGTAATCTTCTGTCGTCACCAAGTAATCTAAAGTGAGCCACTTCCCAAGTATTAAATTCAAGGTCTTTTTGTTTCCACTTAAATCTTGTATGTTTTTTTGTTGGGTTTGTCTCAGGGTCTGCTGATTTTCCGCCCATACCCGATTCCAATCTTTCAATTTCAATAATTGGAAGTTGCATTACACCTATAACACCTTTTGTTGGGTCTAATTTTAAATAAACAAAATTATCACCATACTTACAAGTGTTTCTTGTCCACATTGGGAGGTTAGTATTAATATCAAGATTGTTGTTAAACAGGTCGGCTAGTATTGATTTAATTCTTCTTGATTCAGAATAAATCTGAAGCATAAATCCATTTTGGTCTATAGTTGTTGACTCTTCTGCGTAGATATCAAGAGCTGCCGATATCTCAGGAGTAAACTCCATAGATTCATAATCATAGAATGAAGATAATCTGGTTGGTTCGTAATAAACTGCTTGAGTATATAAATTATGCTCAATTTTACCCCACTGATTTGCAAGATAAAAATTTTGTTGAGCCTGTAATTTTTCTCTTTCGTATTCTTGTTTGGAAGTAGTCCTTAAAAGTTCTTTCTTGTCGTATCTATATGTTGGATAGTCTTGACCAAGAAGTGAATTTGGACCAAATGCTTGTGATAACCTTTGCCAAACTGTCAGTTTATTATTTTCCATTAGTTAAAATTAATTCTATTTCTTTTTGTTATAAATAGTCTTCGGATTTTTAATTATCATATGGTAAAATAATTTCCCGTAGACCAACAAGAATAATAAATATTAGTTCCTGTACCAAATTTAGTTCTTACTTGAACATTAAATGCTGTCGCCGCAGGAATTGGTGTACTTACAGTATTACTTATAGTGTAAGTAGATACAACACCTAAAGATATTATTGTACCATAATCAGTATCTGTATTTTTTTTGTATCTTATCTCATATCCTGTGGCGTTTGTAACTAAAGTCCAACTTATAAAAATACTAGCATTTGTTGCAAAACCTCCTTGAGGATTAAGAATTGGATTTTGAGTCAATGTTATTGTAAAGTTTCTAGGTGCGGTTGTTAGAGTGGCAAATGAAGCATTTGAGGTTGAGCTTCTTCCACAATTATCGTATTCTCCGCCAAAAATATTTTCTAATTTTAAAGTCACATTGTTTAATGATGTGCTGGCTAATCCCTGAATAATACTATCAATTATACTTGTAGATAGACCACAGTTTCTTAAATCAATTAATGTCAACTGTGTTCCTGCAAAATTCAAGCTAAAATTTCCACCAAAATTATTACCATTTAATTCTAATGTACCTAATGATGGGAATACACTTAAATTATTTGTAGATAAAATCTGAGTAGTATTTGTGAATAAACAATTTGTTACTTTTAAACTTACCAATGAGGTACATGAACCTAAATTACTGATTGAACTTAAAGAACCATTATTTGATAAATCGAGTGAAGTGATTGTTGTATATGATTTACCTGGAGCATTTAAATTTATTGATGAAATCGTATTTGCCCTGTGAGTCGCTGTCGTTTCGTTTTTTAAATTAATTGTTCTAATTTGTCCGTTTAATGTGGGGGTAAATGATGTGATTCCACAATTTTGAGCGGTTAGAGTAACTATTGATTTTGTTGATAAATTATAATTGAAATCTCCAAAATTATTTCTGTTTGGGGTACCGGCCAATAATACTCCATCTGTTGCATCGCTGGTCAATCCTATTTGTAAAGTTATACAACTATTAGGTATTGTAGGTAAAGTTGTTAGTAAGTTACCATTTAATTTAAGTGTTTCCACACTATTTGTAATTGTTACACCCACAAATGAAGTATCGGTCAATCTATTTCTATCAAGATTTAAAGTTATTAAAGATGATGGAGAACTTAATGATACTGGTATAGTTTCTAATATATTTTTACTTAAATCTATTGAAGTTAGATTGTTCAAATTAGTCAAATTTGATGAAAACTCAGTCAATCTATTAAAAGTTAAATTTAACAGGTTAATTCCTGATGGTAGAGATAGGTTAAAGATACCTGTTAAATTATTACTATCCATTAATAAATTAAATCCAACATAGCTTATTGATGACAATCCGTTAATTGTTGGTATTGTACTAAGTCCAATATTACTTTGAGCGGTTCCGTTATTTGATATTTCAATTTCTCTAATTTGAGTTGGAACTGTAATATTTACTGAACTCCATGTGTTATTTTTGTCCATGTCATAAATTCTAAAAGTTCTTAATGATGACATTGACGCCATGTTTAGAACAAATCCCGATACTTTTCCATATCTTAAAACAACATTTTGTATTGTTGTATTACTTGTGATATTATTTAAGAAATTAGTAGAATTAAAAGAGTATATTAGTTCGCAATTTTGCAAATTTAAAGTTGCAATATCATTTGGTAGTGTGGCAGTTGAAAATCCTGAAGGTCCTGTTAAATAATAATAATATATAAACAACGACCCTATTCTTGGAAACTGAGTTAAAGTTTGTGGGGTACTAATAAATCCACTGATAAATCTAAAAATCAAATTAGCTGAAATAGAATATGACGAGTCAAGTCCTTGCCAATCATATAAAAATGCTGAAATTCCTGTCTCAGCATATGTATGAGAAACTAACCAATTTACAGAAGAAGGAATACTACTAAAATTAGTATTGTTTGTAGGATTACCATTTACATCAAATGAATCGTTCCATTGAGCAGTAAATGAAAGAGTAGGGGATGCAGATTTTTGTCCGCTAATTTCCATAGTTGTGTCTGCAACACTTAGAACTCTAATTCCTTGTGGAACAGTTGGTGAATTTGGGACACAAGCACTTACCGATGTGATTATACATCCAACTCTCTGACAGATATAAACACCATCAGTAGGATTAAGGTCCACATTTGTTAGTATAGTGTAAGTAATCCAAAATGGTACTGTTGGTAATCCGGTAATATTACATCCACATGAGGTACTACCAGGTGCGTAAATAGTACCGCAATTTCCACCAGGACATAATGGGTTCCAATTATGGATATCAATTCTAATATTATCAACTGTCCATGAAGGAAAATCTGTCCAGTTGGCAAATGTTGGTCCCAAATATCTCTGACATGCATTATCAACACTTGTAAAATTATAAGGAGCTCCTTGAGCATTTATTAATCTTGAAGAAATTTGGACATTTAAAGTCATATTTGTTGTAGGCCTTACACAAGGAGGTTCAGTTACAGTACATGTTATAGGGAATGTTGCACCAACTGAATCTGTAACGATTAATGTATATGAGCCGGCAGCTAAATTAATTAAAGGGAGCGTTATTGGGTTTCCATTATAAGTTATAGTATATGGTGGCTCACCTCCCGTAATTATTAGATTAACACTACCATTTTTACCTCCAAAAGTTGTAACATTTGTTGAGTTACAAGTTGCATTAAGCGACTGTACAAATGTACATGTATAAATGTCAGTAATAATACAATTAAGTATTGTTACAACCGCAAACTGTATATTTGTTTGTCCTGGCGACCAAACATACGATGTAGGGTTATTTAAATTAACAACATAAAAACCATCAGGAAGTTTTACCTTATTACAATCACAAGTTGTCGTATCGGGATATAATCTACCTCCTATTACAAATTCACCTGGAGCATAATTTGTGGGGGTATAAGTTAATTGACAAGATGAACAAATATTTGGGTTATTTAAATAACCATCTATAGTCGGCACCAAGTCGCATATCTCAATTGATGTTGAGTAGATTCCATTCTTTAACCAATTAACATTAGTTGCAGGTGCATTATTATTAATATATCCTTGTGTTAATATTACTTGTAAAGCCGAACCTCCAGGAGGTGTACAAACAATGAAACTATTTTTAATACAACTTGGAACTTGTGAAGCCCCTGCCATTGAATCGGGTGGAACAGACTGTAAAGTAAGACCAAATGGTGAATTTAAATCAACCGTATATTGCCATGGAGAAGTTGAACTACCTCCAGCAATGTATAGTTCTCCATTATGTTCATACATTGCATATCCATAAAATCCCGCAGATAAAATCGTTGGGGTGATGTCGACTTCTAATTCAGGATTACCGTCAGGATAACTATATTGAACAATGTATTGTTTTCTATTAGGACTAACAGATGTTTCTTTATTATCCACTAAGGCTATCAATTTAGAATCCGTAGTTAGAATCATGTCACCACTTACTCGGCAGTCCTCAAGAAGAACTTGGTTGTGAAGTCCAATTGGGAATAATGGATTTAGAACCTCAGTTGAAGTATTGTATTCATAAAACCATATGTCTGTATCACCTGGTTCTATTTGTGATGTTGTTAATATTACAGTAGTGTCGTCAACAACCGCTAAGCCAGCGCCTAAAGAATTAGTAAATGGTAATGTGTGACTTGTAACAAAAGTTGATGTAAAATTTGGGGAAAGGGTTATATCCCACTCTAACAATGTTGGAGGTGTACCAGATTTTGACATATACATTTTGGTTTCAGTATGAGCAATGTCAGTACTTGAAGCCGTGTCTGTGATATTATTTAGTTGAGTTGCGGTATTAGAATCAGGGTCATATAGATACACATTCGCAGCAACATTATATAATACAGAACATCCTGATGCATCTGGATTTTGCGGACCTGGTGGGGTGGGTGTAACAGTTGGTGTTGGTGTCTGTGTTGGGGTCTCAGTTGGCGTTGGGGTATTTGTCGGTGTCTCAGTAGGGGTTTGACTTGGTGATGAGGATGGTTCGGGCGCCGGTTCTTGACAACCTGTTAACACATAAATTTCACAATTATTACCAACTAATAATAAACCAATTTGCAAGTATGTTAAACTCGTGTTAACAGGTTGAGATGGGTCAAGAGCATTATATAAATATATACCCCAAGGAACTGAACAATTACATGACCCACCTGGTAAACTAATAATTGAATATGGTGACCCAATTGATGCAAAACCTTGACTTGCAACAATTTGAAATTGATTTATGGTTGCACCTCCAGGATTTGTCTGAACAAGGTCTCTCCATATCGCGCACAAAGTTCCATAATTTGACCCCCCCTGATTTGTTTGTACAAAAACAGTACTATTGTAAGTAAACCCACTAGATATCCAAAAAGTGGGGGAGGATGGTGCAACGCAATTTGGGGTTAAAGAAGGAGTAGGACTCAAGGAAGGGGTTGGAGATGCCGACCCAACTGGAGGTGAAGGTGTTAAAGATGGGGTTGGTGTTAATGAGGCAGTCGCTGATGGTGATAGTCCTGGTGATGGAGTAACTGTAGGAGTTATTGTAGGTGTTGCAGATTGTGATTGATTTGGGGTACTTGTCACTGTAGGAGTCACACTACGAGATGGAGTGGTAGTCGGGGATACAGAAATACTTGGTGTATTTGTTGGAGTAACGGTTGGTGTAGGACTTTGACTTTTAGATACCGTGATTGAAGGGGTGACTGACTTTGTTGGAGTTCGACTAACTGGTGGTCCTGATGGACAAGCAATTCCATTTCCACATGTTCCATAATCTATAATATCCGCCCTAGCATCATCAGGGCTTGGCTGAGTTCCACACACATATACAACAGGCTCACTTCCATCATTTGATGTTATTGGTAACTGTCTCTCAACCCCATTACATTCATACCACCTAATAAATGTTGAAGCAGGAAAACCTCCTCCAGTGGTGTAAAATACCCCCCAACAATTACAAAGAGTTGGTAATTTTGGACTTTTAGTTACAGTAGGGGTAGGAGTAGTAGTTACAGATGATGTTGGTGTACTTGTTGGTGCCCTACTTAAAGAAACGCTAGGTCTAGGTGATTTAGTTGGTGATGGTGTTTTAGTTGTTGTAGGATTTGGCGTATTAGATTTGGTAACAGTTGGGGTCACTGTAGGAGTTTTTGTATTAGTCGGAGTATTGGTTGGAGTTTTTGGAGGGGTTCTAGTTGGGGTTGCTGTGATTGTTTCACTAGGTGTAACACTACTTGACGGTGTTTGAGTTTTAGTTGGTGATGGTGTTTTAGTTACGCTAGGCGTTACTGAATTGGATGGTGTAACACTTGGAGATACCGAAATACTAGGTGTAACAGTTGGTGTTACGGATTTACTTGGTGTAATACTTGGAGATATCGAAATACTAGGTGTAACAGTTGGTGTTACGGATTTTGAAGGCTGTGGGGGTGGGGGTGATTTAGTTACCGATGGTGTGTTTGTTGGAGTTTTTGATGGTGTGTTTGTTGGAGTTGCTGACTTACTTGGTGTGTTTGTTGGAGTAATTGATGGAGTTATTGAAATTGATGGTGTGTTTGTTGGAGTAATTGATGGAGTTATCGAAATTGAAGGGGTAACTGTTGGTGTAACACTATTTGTTGGGGTAACTGTTGGTGTAACACTATTTGTTGGGGTTACGGAAGGTGAGAGAACTGGGTCAGGCCCCTCAATTGGTGGAACTACCTTATCAATTTCTTTTTGATTAATAACGGATTTAACACCCATATTATCAACAACTAATTTTGAACCGTCAAATCTTCTACCCGTTTTCGGTCTTCTATTTAAACCCATTATCTAAGTCCTCCAAATAACCAATTATAGTTCATGTAATCACTTTTTGTAGGCTGATTTTGATTTTGTTTTCCTTCATTTATCGTTGGGTTAAAATAATCCGACCTTTTTTGAATATTTGTTGATACTTGCCAAGCGTCAATCATAGCCTTTGCCTGTTGTGTTACTTTTGATATTGATGTAAATGAAGATTCTGACACATATGTACACATCGATATTGACATAATTAAATCATCATGATGTCCCTTTTGATGGTCAGGTCTTCCATTAATATATATAAAGGTTCCCATTTCATTTAACAATCTTGACGAATAAATTTTAAAATTATGTCTTAACGATTCTTCAAATGATGCAATAATTTGAACTCTTTTATTATTAAAATTAATTCCAGGAATCTTATCTGTAGATTTTGGGTCATATTTCCATTTATTTAAGTGGTCAACTCCATCAACATATAAATCTCTATACCCAAGTTCTTGTAGTTTTCTTGCCGTAGTTACACCCATGCCTCCTGTGATGTCAATTACAATAAATGCAGAATACATATTACCCCACTTATAACAAATTTCAGCAAGTGTGTCAGGCGGTAGTTTTCCAACATATTCAAATACCTGTTCTCTTTCGTCAAAATCTATAATCTGAATACAAGAAAAATCTTCACTATCACCCCTACTAACATCGACTCCCATAATATATTTGTGACCAATAACAGGTTCTTTCCAAATCCAAATAGCTCCTCCCATCATTTTATTAACAGGTTCCCTCATCATATTTTCTCGGTAGTTTTGAAGCATTTCAGCATCGAATACATTATCTCCAGAGCCAAGAAACTTACACTCCAATTCTTGATTAACCTTTCTTCTGTCATACTTTAGTTTTTTAACCATCGATTCATACCAAGATGAAGTAGGTTTGTAACCTTGATTAATTAATACTTTTATATCTTCAAAATTTCTTTCTTTAAACGGAATTGTTGAATAATCAACCGATTCAAATTCAGGATATTCATCTCTATTTAAATAAAAATGTATAATATCATTAACTTTAACAAGTGATAAATCTTTTGAATATCTTGGGTCTTTAAACCATACCATTTCTGAAACCTTAAACTCATTCATACTACGAAGAGCTTGGTCATAAATTTCATAATATATTGGGTCAAATCCGTTTGGAGTTGAAATTACAATTACCTTACCCCCTGTCGAAAGAGATGCCATACAAGCCGCCCAAAAGTCAGAATCGGCTTCAATATACGCAGCTTCGTCAAATATTAATATTGTTGGGGTGTAACCTCTTAATGCATCTTTTGATGTTGCAACGGCTTTAACTTCACATCCGTTATTTAATTTAAAGTGTCTTTGTGAATTCTTCTCAGCTGAAAATCCAATACCTGTCCAAGAGGGCCACTGTTCGGTAAATCCTCTAACTTTATTTGCCATTTCCACTGCCGTATCAAGTTTGTTTGCAATAATCAAAATTTTTTCAGGTTTTGTCTTTTTTGCAAATGCAAGTCTTTTTGAAGCCCAAGCGGCGGTTACAGTTGATACACCCGCCTGACGGTATTTTAACGCAATGTTTTCATTAAAGTTTTCATAGTCCTCAATCAAAGTTTGTTGGTCGGGGAATAATTCTAAAGGGACATATTTTGATACGGTGTTATCGTAAGTTTGTAGGTAAGTTTTTAAAGCATAGGGAGTGCTTTTCATACACTTTCCATACTCCAATATAACTTGTTCTTTTGTAAGTGACATTAATACTTTTTTTATAAATACAAAAAAACCCCCTTTTGTTAAAGGGGGTTAGTTTTTGTTATTAGTTTTTTTATTTTATTCCTAATTCTTTGAATAAATCATCAAAATTATCATCCTCATCTTCGTCATCAGAACTTCCTGACATTGCATCATCGTATTGTCTTTTCTGTTCCATGGCTTTTTGCATGATTTCATTGAACTTTCTTCTCGCCTTATCGTTATCAGATGAATCTTCTGAAATAGTCATTGCAATCAAATCCAAAAATTCTTTTGCTGGAACTTTATATAATTCTGTTTTGAACCAAGGACGGACTGTTCTATTTTCAGGGTCGAACATTTCATCAGGAAGAACGAAATTAAGTTTTTCTACGAGAGCTGGACCTAATCTCAATTGCATTGGTTCATTTGGTAGAATATCAGTTTGGCCTCTAACACTTGAAGCTCTTGATGGGTCCATACCGGCAAATTGATGTCTTGCCGGTGCCTCTTCTAAACCCTTTATTACTTCGTGTAATAAAATAGGGAAAATAATACCTGTTGCAACTATTTTTGTATCAGCGTCTCCGCTACCTTCTCCACCCTCATCATCTTCATCAGCATCTTGTAATTCCATTTTACCTGCAACCCCTGAGCCAGTTTGACTCATCATCTCAATCATTTGCTCCATTGTGAAATAAAGCAAATCATTTGCGGCCATTACTTGTCTGTAAAGTGTCGGTAGCTGTGGGTCAATCTCTTCAACTCTTTCAAGGAAACCTGGCTTCATAAAAGAATAGTGTCCTTTCTTAGCCTCACCTTGAATTATAAGATTAACTATATTTCTTTTATCAACTTCAGATTGGAATTGTTCTTCATCTGTTTCAGTATCAATATCAAAATTCTTTGGTAATTCAAATTTTGGTTTTTCTTTTTGTTTCATTTGAAAACCACCTCTTGGGGGCATTCCTCCAAGAGTTAATTCAAATTGATACCAATCAGGATTTGTTCCAGTTTCATCTAATGCAAGTTCCAAAGCAAGTTGTTCTAACTCTTCCTTATGTCTACTTTCAATTGACATAATTCTTTGAGTTATCATCATCATTTGTTGCATGATTTGTTGTTTAACTTGGTTTGAAGTTAAATCAGGTTGGTCAAATGCGTCTCTTACTCTATCAACAACTTCTTTAAATCTTTTACCTGCAAGTCTTTCAACATCCGCCGCTCCTTTTTTGAACGCTGGATTTTTTGCGTATAAACTTTCGGGGCTACCAAGTTTTCTTTCCAAATTTGGGTCCATCCTTTCGGGATAATCACCATAATCCACCGGAGCTTCTTTTAATCTAAATTTTCTCATATTAGTTTTGGTTTAATATCTTCTCAATAAACTTGATGATTTTGTCTTTCTTATCTTCCATCGCCTTTGGAGCTGGTTGCTCACCAGGTGAAGGGTTTTTTCCAGGATGTGAAGGTTTTGTTTTCTCTCTTTCCTTTTCTCTTGGTTTTGCAGGTGCTGGAGCAGTTTCATTTTCCATAGTTTCACCTTTCATCGACATCATCTTACCGATAGGTTTTTTCATCATCATCTTTTTTTCTTGGATGATTTTAATTAGTTCGGATTTTGTAATTTTTGGTGACAAGTAACTTTCAACTAACTCTTCCATTTTTGATTCTATAACAAATTCGTAAGGATTTTTTCCTTCTTTAATATTTTTCTTAACATTCATTACACAATCCTCATATTTCTTCTTGTCTTTTCTACCGACTGACGCTGTACAAATTGCCCAAGGATTGGCTTTCTTTTTTGATTTCTTTTTATTTTCAGCCAACTCAGTTTCATCAGCAATATCATTAGGACCTTTAGCCTTACTTGGGTCATAATTTTTGTCAGTATCTGTAGTTTTAGTCAATTCAGGTTTGTTTACCATAGCTCTTGCTTGCTGTACAGTTGTCTTAGGTGGAAGTTGGTCATTTGGCTGGAGTTTTGTCACTTTTTTTGTTGTTTGCTCAGCTTCTTTAATCTCTACATTCTTACACTTAACATCAACAGGATTTTGTAAGCAATAATTTGCTAATCTAACATCGGCTGCAATAGTTTTGTCTAAAACTGTTTTTGTTGTAACAACTGCCTCTTTAGACTCTTTCTTTTTATTAATCTTCTCAAAAAGAAGTTTAATTTCCGATTCGGTCATTAGGGAAACAGTCTTTTTACTCAACCCCATTTTAAGCAGTTCTTGAAGATTTTTTTTCTTTTGTTCCATTTTCAAATTCTTTATAAAATTCCAAAATTATGTCTTTTTCGTACAATTTGTTTTTAACAACTTCTTCAGTATCTCCGAAGTGAAAAACAAGTCTATTGTCAATATCTTTATCTCTTTCCCATCCAAGTGCAACAACTCTGTCAACACTATCCTTCATTGAAAAAAAATCGGAGTTTTGGATAAGTTCGAGGTCTATCCCCTCCCTGTTCAAAACTCCTACCTTTTTTATATATTCTGTATCGGGTGGTGTTGGATTTCCGTTTGCCGGTTCAGTGTCCCAATCGTCTCCCCATACTTCTAAACTACTTGAGAATACAAATTCATAAATTTTATTCCCTTTGTAATTTGCTCCTAATCCATTTACAAAAACTAAATAATTCATAATAAATCACCATTTGGTGATACTTTCAATTGTTTGTTATTGTGTTCAAAAATCAAATTCCCTTTATTCGTCTTTCCAACAAATTTAATTTCAGGAAAACTATCAATTACACTTTCGGCAACTACTTGTTGTTTTCTTGTTTTTGAAAGTTTTTTGATTTTTACTTTATCTACTTGGGATTTTTGTTCCAAAAATAATTTTTTTCTTGCTTCTTTCTCTTTAGCAAATTTACGCTCACTTTCCGAGATTACAAAATATTTTGATAAAATGTTATCAACACTTGATTCTGAGAATATCTTTGAAACTAATTTTGAAGTTAATTCGGCTTCTCCCATTTCTTCTTTTGGGGGCTCTTCATCTGACGACATTTCTTCTCCTCCCATATCACCCATGTCTTCCATATCCATTGGTTCCTCTTCACTTTCAATTCCTGAAGGTTCCATTCCATAGTCAGCTTCTTCTTCACCTTCTAATTTTGAGATAATATCTTCTTTATCTTCATCTTCCAAATTGTCAGCAAGTGCCGATAAAACTGAATTAACAACATATTTTGCATCTTTTGATGTAATTTCTTCGTCTTTCTCTTGGAAATCTCTGATTTTTTGAGCTAGTTTTCCTGTTAACTTTTGGATGATTTTGAAACTAACATCTTCATCAGGAGCCTCAGGACCCATATCTTCCATTCCTGAATCCATCATATCATCTGACGGCATTTCACCTTCTGGTTCCTCTGGCATATTCATGTCCATATCGTCAGCTGGTGGTGCCGGTGACTCTTCAGGTGATGGTGGAGGTAATTCAGCGGCTGGCTCTTCCATAGGGGCTTCCTCAGTCGGAGCGGGATTTGGATTTTTCAAGAAATATTTCTTGTCTTCAGTGAATAAAGAAATACCTTCATTAATATTATGAACTCTGTTCAATTCCTTAGCAATTAAATTTAGTTTTTTAAGAGCCTCGGCATATGAATTATAGTAAGTTCTATTTTTCATAGGTTCAATGTAATCCAAAGTAGACTCATTCAAACCTTTTTTAATTATGTATCCTTGTTTTTCTCTAGAAATGAAATAAACATTTCCATCTACAAGTTTAGTGTTGTATTCAACACGAGTATCTTCATTTATAGGAGTAGGAATAACCTCCTTATACTTAGCAATTTGAAGCATTCTGTTCAACTGCTCTTGACCTTTTAATTTCTCACTTCCTATTGGTTTTAATTTACTCATCTTAAATTTTTTGTTAGTTATTTACTCCATTAAACCCGCCAAGGGTAATTGCGTTTAATTGGACAATAGTATCCGCAGAATTAGAAATACTGCTGTAGACAGGATGTGGTTGTATCGTTGAGGTACAAGCCGCACAATTTGTAACACCTGTATAATTAATCAATACATAAGTATAAGTTCCTGAAGATAGTACTGCCATGGCGATTTTTTCTATATAAATATAGCAGTAAAATTGTTTTTTTAATAAAAGAATAATTATTCGTCTAAAGAAAGTCCTTTGTCTGTGAGAGATTTTTCAAATTCAAATAACTTATCTAAATATCCATTCCTTCTGAGATACTTAAAAGTTAAATTTTCATAGGAATATTCCCCTCCTGACTTCAAACCACTACTTCTAAATTTTTTAATCTTTTCTTTTAAATTTTTCACATATTCTTTAGCTTCTTCCACACTCTCACCTTTTGAGTTATTAATTACAGTATCAATTTTACCCATCCACTGTTCAATTTTTGATTTCAAAATGGATGTATCTATTTTTTCATTTTCTTTTCTTGGTTTGTCAATCCATTCATCATTTAATACTGAATATACTCCTGTAGAAAAGTGAGCTTCCGATTCATTTTGAACATAAAGTTCAACATCATAACCAAAAATTTTAATATTGTAATCTGAATTAAAAATTGTTTTCTTAACTTTGAATAATTCTTGATAAAGTTCAAGTAGGTCTTCACTGAACTGAGAAAAGTCACAAACAATGTGAAGGTCAATATCTGAATATTCGCTCCAATTATAGTTGGCAAGAGAGCCAGTGAATATCACATCTTCTACCACGATTGGAACTGAAATGAAATCGATGAATTCAGCCGCGATTTCAAGTAGTTTATCCCTAACTTCAGGATTTAACTTATCCTCAGTCTCCCAAACCTCAGAATTTAATGAGTTTTTAGAAAAAAAACTTTTTATAATATTATTGTTCTCCACAATAATAAATATTACAACTTTTTGTATTTGAATTTTTTGGCAATTTCAGAGTTAAAAAACTTTCCTTGTGACTCTGACATTCTAAATCCAGTATATAGTTGGTGCGGAACATCCTCATATTCATATTTTGCTCCGTTTTTAAATTCCACAATCAATTTTTTATTTGATGTATCATATTCTGTTTCCACGATATTGGTGGATTCAATTTTATTGATAATTTTTGTACCTGATATTGTTTCGCTTACTATTCCCATGATTAAAATGTATTAAAAAACTTTTATCTGTCAATATTATTGAATTAATCTAACTTTTCATTTAGATTTTAAAAAAATATAAGATATGACAGATTCAGCGGACGAAGGAAAAAAACCAAGACCACAAAAAGGAAGCGATAGTGCTACTCCGGTATTGGATAATTTCTCAAGAGATTTAATACAACTGGCAGAGGAGAATAAATTGGACCCAGTTGTCGGAAGAGAGCAAGAAATTGTAAGAATTGCCCAAATTCTATCAAGAAGAAAGAAAAATAACCCAATTATTATTGGTGAACCAGGTTGCGGAAAGACTGCAATAGTAGAAGGTCTTGCAATGAAGATATTACAAGGGGATTGCCCAAGGAATTTGCTCGATAAGAGAATTTTATCACTCGATTTAAACTCAATTGTTGCTGGAACAAAATACAGAGGTCAATTTGAAGAAAGATTGAAGGTTATTATCGAAGAAATCCAAGTAAATCCAAATGTAATCTTGTTTATTGATGAAATTCACACTTTGGTTGGAGCGGGAAATGCTTCGGGGTCACTAGATGCATCAAATATCCTAAAACCAGCTCTTTCAAGAGGTGAAATTCAATGTATTGGAGCAACAACCCTTGATGAATTCAAAAAGAACATCGAAAAAGACGGAGCACTTGACAGAAGATTCCAAAAAGTGATTGTATCACCCTCAACAAAGGAAGAAACATTTGAAATCCTCCAAAATGTTAAGGAAAAGTACGAGGCGCACCATAAAGTTAATTACACAGATGAAATTTTGCAGATTTGTGTGGAACTTGCCGATAGATACATCACAGACAGAGAGTTTCCTGACAAAGCTTTTGACATTATGGATGAAGTCGGAGCAAGAAGTCAAGTTGATGTAAAAAATCCTGAGGTAATTGAGGAACTAAAGAAAGAGTCTCAAAAAATTCGAGAAGAAAAACTCCAAGTTGTTAAAAGACAGAATTATGAGATGGCCGCCCAACTCAGGGACAGAGAAAAAAAGATTCTATCCCAACTTGAGTCAGAAAAACAGAAATTTGAGACTGACCTTCAAACAAAGAGAAAGGATATTTCTCCTGAGCTCGTTTATGAGGTTGTATCAATTATGACAAAAATCCCTGTAACCAAACTTTCAATTGATGATACTCAGAATCTATTGAATTTGGAGGAAACTTTGTCAAAATCGGTTATTGGTCAAGCTGAGGCAATTAATATTATTGCAAAATCTATCAGAAGAAATCGTCTTGGAATCAAGGACCCAAACAAACCAATTGGTTCATTCATATTCCTTGGTTCAACAGGTGTTGGTAAGACATTACTTGCAAAGGAACTTGCAAAACAAATCTTCGGAAGTGAAGAAAACCTTATCAGAGTGGATATGAGCGAGTTTCAAGAGAAACACACCGCATCAAGACTCATTGGCTCCCCTCCTGGTTATGTTGGATATGAGGAAGGTGGTCAATTAACAGAACAAGTCAAGACAAAACCATATTCAGTAGTACTTTTCGATGAGGTCGAAAAGGCTCATAAGGATATTTTCTCATCACTACTTCAACTTTTGGATGAAGGTTATATGACGGACAGCTTTGGAAGAAAGGTTAATTTCAAAAACTGCCTAATCATTATGACCTCAAACATCGGGGTGAAGAAAATGCAAGATTTTGGCGCTGGAATTGGATTTGGAAAATCAAGCAATGTTTATGCTGACCAAGAATTGAAGAAACAAATGTTGAATAAGGAATTGAAAAACTATTTCGCTCCTGAGTTCATCAATCGACTCGATGAAATAATTGTCTTCAATACCTTGAAGGATGAAGATGTTAAAAAAATCGTTTTGGTTGAGGTTGCAAAACTTCAGAAGAGACTTGGAAAACTTGGATATACAATCAGTCTTGACGATTCAGTTATTGATTACATTACAAAAGTTGGATTTGACGAGGTATACGGGGCAAGACCGCTCAAAAGAGCAATTCAAGAAAAAATTGAGGATTTTGTATCTGATGAAGTACTCAGAGGTAATATAAAATCAGGAAAAAATTACACAATCAAAATAGAGGAAGAGAAGGTTATTTTGGAAGAAGAAGTAACCGAAAAGAAAACAAAGGGGAGAAAGAAAAAAGGGGAGTAAATCCCCTTTTTTTTATATGTTAACCTTTGACGGATGGTCAAAGAAGTATTTTTCTCTTCCAAGTGATTTGATTAGTTCTTCACCTGAACGAATTCCAGCCTCAACTTCTTCAATACAAACGTATTCATTCTTTGTGTGATAGTTATGGTATCCAATTGAGAAGTTAATACAAGAAAAATTGTATTTCTTTTTCAAAGCATATACATCGGTATAGGGATGGACCATATACTGAGGTGTTCCAAGCATATGTTCGGTCAATACTTTATCAGTTTTTTCAAAAAACTCAGATTCCTTATCATATAGTTTAACACCAAAACAATACTGTGTCACCATATAGTCACCAGGGGCATCAAACTCAATTACATATCCAACATTTTCAAAGAACTCATCGTCAGAATTTTTTGACCCGATACAACCAACTTCCTCAGATACAAAAAATGCGGCTTTAATTACATCAAACTTATCAAGAAGTTCAAGACAAGCAAAAACTCCGCATTTATCGTCACCACCAATTCCTGTTGGTTCATCAAAATCATTATATGCCTTTAAACATAGTGAATCTTGCCCTTTTGAATTTGGAAGGGTTTCCTCAACTACGTTAATCGTGTCAAGTTTATGTACAGTATCAGTGTGAGATACAACACAAGGGAAATATTCACCTGGCAAAACTTCTCCTTTTGTTACATATACATTTCCGTACTTATCCACCTCATACGAGTATCCTTTGTTAATTAAATGATTTTCCAAAAAATCAATCATTTTATCTTCCTCAAAAGTATGGGTTGGGACAGAAAGGAGCTGTTTAAAAAAATCAAGGTTTTTCATTAATTGTTAAAAAATATATTACAAAGATAATCAAAAAAGCTCAGGGTGGAACAAAAAATTCATTAATTCTTCATAATCCATCCAATTAACAGGGTTTTTACCGTAATCATTTACCAATTCTACCTTAACTTTACCTTGACTTATATCTCTGAAGATAAATTGATTATTTGATTTTTTACCAAAAGTTTTTTGGGTTGGGAATGAGTATCTTTTATCAAATCTATATCCATAACTTGCTAATTTATCAAAAATTTTACCGTTCATCTTAACTTCTTCATTATCAAAATCTTCTTCTAAATTATCTTTAAGTCTTTCTAAGATTCTATTAACATTTCTGTTAAATCCTACAGAATCAAAGTTTCTATCTTCAAAATAATTATGGTAGTCTTCCCCTAAATCTTCATCAATTCCTAAATCATATTTAACAACTAGTTGTTTTAGCATTTCTAAAACAGTACTATCCTCACTTACCCCAGAATCATTCCAAACTTTTAATAAATTATTGACAGTTGTATAATATTTTTCTCGACAAGTCTTTTCAATGATGTTAAAATTTTTAAAAGGATTACAAATTTTATTTTTTATATATTCTCTTAAACCTTCAATAAGGGCATTATCATATTCTGAAGTGTAATCATATGCAATTTCAGAAGCTTGATTATTAAAAAAAGATTGAAAATACGAGCCAGCGTCTCTTGCGTCATCATAACTATTAAAATCCACATTGGATAATGAAGGTCTTGATAGTTTAAATATTTCTTTAATTAAATTCTTATTTTCTTCATCAAAATAGCTAAACATGTATCCCTCCTCCCAAGCATAATCACCTTCGTAACTTTCATCTAAAAAAACATTACCATATCTACGGCCATGAAAGGCAATACTTATATAAAAATTATTATTACTGTAATCATTATCTTGTTCACTAAAAATTGAAATAAATTCTTCTTCGGTGAAAAAAAATTCAACTATTGATTTACCTCTGTTTCTATTTGAAACTGTTGCAATTTTCAAAATTCCGTCAGGGTCCTCATTTTTTACCCACATCGGGTCATTCTCATTATCCCTAAAATCAATAAGTGCTTTATATACTGACATTAAAAACTTTTTTTAATAAATACTTGGATTATTAATAAACTATTTATATCTTTGTAGCACGTTATTTGAAATATGGGGGTGTTCTTTGGAATTGATTGGCATAACTTGTTAATCGGGGCACGCAGTGAGATGTTTCCTATCACTTTAATCTATGGTCACAAAAGTTAAATGGCAATACAATTGCAAAACTTCAGACACTCGGTTTCATCCGCACTGAAGAAGTATCAGTAGCCTAATCTAGGATTGGCCTACAAAACGGGTCGGTAAGCATATAACCTTGGAACAGAAGCTCGTACTGTGGTGTGGTTTCTACCCGAAAAGAAACAAACCCTTGTTTGTCCGTTACGGAAGGGTAATCTAAACGGAATATTTTGGAATGGTGAGAACCATCATTAACCTAAGCGTGTAGTCCTTATTAATCCGTATGAGCAAGACCTGGGTTTAATTTCGGACCCATACTGCAGGAATGTAGTATTAAAAATTGGAAGAATTCAGTGAACTCTTAACAGGTAATGCTGATGACAACACTGAGCCGAGCCTCGTAGGAAGAGGAAGGTGCAGAGACTAGTGGGGGTTAGACGCTTCTAACGTAATACCACATAAGAATCCGACACCCAAAAAGGGTGATGATATAGTCCACATTTCAAGGAAACTTGAGAAGACTGGCGACTCCCAGCACCTCCACCAAAAAGTTAAAGTGGTCGAATTAGGCCACTTTAATTTTTTTAACTGATTTTATTTTAACCCCTTTTCCTTTCTTTTTTAAAGTTACTTCTTGTTCGTTGGGGTAAAGAATATTATTATGTATTGTTTGGAAAAAGTCAATTTGCGATTTATCGGCAATTACTGTAACCAAGAAAGTATCATCTCCGATTCCTGTAACATAACTATGTGATGAAAGTAAGTCTTTTTTATTTGGGCTATAATGAGAACCCAGTTCTTCCAAATCAATATCTTCTTTTGAATCTGCCTTTAAAATTCTATATAGTGTAATTTTTTCAGGTAAAGATTCAATGTAATCCATTAAATTTTTTAATTCTGAATCAATGTCCTCACCCGAAAAATCCATCATTTCAAGGGTGTCCTTCAGGTCTGATATTTGTTTCTTTGAAAACATTATGCTTTGGTAAAAAGTTTTGTAATTGCGTCAGCAATTGCTTTTTCGGGAGCACTTAATTTTTTATTTTTCAATAAATCTGAAGCAGAAGACTTAACATCTGAAAAGCTTAAATCATTTTTTTTATCAAAATTAAAACTTCCTGAAGATTTTCCTATAATTGCTCCAGTTGATGGCGCATTACTCTTTGTATCAACATCTAATTGAGACTGGTTACCTGAAACTTTTTCTTTTTTGGGGGATGAAAACCCTTTTGGTTTACTATAATCCGATGATAATAATTTATCGATATGTTTTCCGTAAGGTAATCCAACATGCACATGAGTACCTTTACTTTTTCCCCATTCAGAGACTTCCCCAATTAAATCCCCGATATCGACTTTATCACCGACCGATACCACAACATTTTTTAAATGAGTGTAAAAAATATTAGGAAACCCATCTTCACCCTTTACTGTCACTTGTGTCCCATATATTTTACCTGAATTTTTTCCAGTATTATACACTTTTGAAACCGTTCCTTTAGTTATGGCGTACCATTTTGTTCCGGCAGGTGCAAATAAATCCCAAGCATTATCTGATTGCCAATTTCCAAGGGCTCTTGACTGGTGATATTTTGGTCCATTTTGTATGTCACCTTTAAAATTTGACAATACCCTAACCTCTCTCTCGGTAATAATTGATTCATTTAATGGTTCTTCACCCATTAATTCTCTGTATCTATTGATTTCAGTAATTAATTTTTTTTTCATTTCAGACATGATATATTTATAAATACATGGATAAGTTAATTAAAATCGTACCAAGAATTGCAAAAAGATTCAAGTCTTCAAATTTAACAGATATCTACCATCTTTTTTTGGTTGATGATTTCTTGAGACAAATATCAAAAAGTATCCAACCTGTAGATGTAGTTAGATTATGTTTTTTAGTCAAGTGTTATAAAGATGGAAGGGAACTTAAACCTTTTAGTGAGATACTTTTAACTGATTTATTCACATTTAGTATTATCGAAGTTGGCTCAGAGCATTCAACAGTAACTTGTGATAATTGCAATGGTGATGGTCAAATTGACTGTAGTGATTGTCAAGGAACTGGAAGACAAGATTGTTATGATTGTGATGGAACAGGTGAGGATGATGAAAATAATACTTGCCAAACCTGTGATGGAGAAGGGGCAGATAATTGTGAAACTTGTAGTGGTGAAGGATACGAAACTTGTGATTATTGTGACGGAAGTGGAGAAGTAGAAGATAGTAACTATACTGACTACGAACTCAAATATTACGCATCAATAGAAAAAGAAGTTTTTAATTACTTGGAACTTTTAGATGAAGAAGAGGAGATAAAACAGGACACTGGAAGAATTTTTAAAATGAATGGATATACTTTATATTTGGGTAAGAAATTTTATAGTACGGACTCAAATTATCCTGAGCGTCTTGGAGATACTCTATTCAAGCAACTAAATCGTACTCCTGATTTTGAAAGAAAAAACGATGGAGAAATAAGAGATGAAGAGTTGTTTTATTTTTAAATAATCAAATTTCCAACGGATTCCCCATCCACAACCATCTCTTCTTTAAACTCTTGGGTAAATTCTTCACCTTTCATAAAATCACTTGGAATTTCACTGAAAACCCAGTCCAAAACCATAATTGAAACAAGTTGTTCTTGAATGTCATAAATTGGAACTGCGGCCGTTGCCTGACTTCCAAATTTTCTAAAAAGAGCCTTTGTTGCAACATCCTCAATATTCTCACAATCTGTATAGAACATACTTTCAGATAAAGTATTTTTAATAAACCAAGTATAGTGACTAACGAATATATGTTGGAGGTGGTCCGATGTTCTTTCAAGTCCATCTGAACATCTTTCAAATGTTACCGATGCTTTTTGCATTGGTGAATTTGTATAGAATATTCCTCCGTTATGGAATTGAATTATATAGATTCTGTCTGCGTGATATTTTCTTCTAATTTCTTTTAATGTGAAATGAACAAGTTCGTCCTTTTCAATTTGTTTGATAAGTTTTTTCTTTGACGAATTTTCATTTCGTTTTTCCCAAAACTTTTTAAAATACCCTGCCGCAATTAGTGCCACAACTATCGATGTAATCGAGGTAATTAAGAGCTCAATAATATTCTCCAAGACTTATTAAATTTTAAAGTTTAAGTAAAAGATACAATTAATAAATATTGCAAAAATCACAAAAAAAAGGGACAAAATGTCCCTTTACTTTTTTTTAATTTAACCGCCAACTATCTGTAAATTACTCCATAAATTATACATACATCGTCATATTCGATGATGATAAGATTTGCGTTATCTCCACCATACATATAAAATTTACATCTCTTTCTATTATCATCAACAGCATACCAATAATACCCATTTCCATCTTCAGTTGTATATTCAGGTTTTAAAGTTTGGTAATACTGAATATCCTCGGTGAAGATGGTAATTTCATTATTATCAATTTTAATCGGAATATTGTCAGTTATCTGTTTTGTTTCACCCCAAGTAAATTTTTGACCAGCATTATCTCTGTATCCTATAGCAAGACTTGTCGCATTCGCCCAAACTTGTGAGAAAGAAATTGTTGTTAGTAACGCTAGAATTAGCGTAAGGATTGTTTTTTTCATTTTAATTTAAAAAGTACTCCCGAAGGGATTCGAACCCCTGACCAGCAGATTAGAAATCTGCGGCTCTGTCCAGCTGAGCTACGGGAGCATATATTAGAACAGGCGTTCTATGTTTATATATTTATTTTATGATTTGTTTTTTCGCACCTACAATATCAAAGTAAGTGTCTATTAATTTATCTATTCTTGAGTCGGTATAAGATTTTGAACTTTCCAAAATACCTTTATCCATCTCATGAATGTCACCTCGCATTTCTCGAAATTGACCCCAAACATCATCAAATCGTTTATCAATATGCTGCGTCATATCTCTTGAACTTGAGTAAAATTCTCGTGGCATTTCATCTAATTTTTGTTGAAGTATCTCAATACTTCTTTGTTGGTTTTTAATCTTAAGCAAACCCCAAATAACTATGGCAACAAAAGCCGCCGCAACTATCGAGAGCATACCCAAAACGAAATACATAGTTTCCATTTTATTATCTCCTTTATTTATGTCAAAGAACGCCTGTTCTAGTGCATCTTGTAGGATTCGAACCTACGACCTTCTCGTTATGAGCGAGCTTCTCTAACCGTCTGAGATAAAGATGCTTGTTTAATCCATTTCCTTACCGCATTATCCGATACTCCATATTCTCTACCAACTGCACTGTATCCTTGTTCTTTCACTTTTTCAATAATAACATCTATATCCGGTCTGTCAACTTTTCTAAGGTTTTTTTGGTTACAAGATTGACATCTCTTACCCCACTTACTTATTTCACAACCACAATCAATACAGTTATTTATTTTTGGTTTTACAAAGTTAATCCATCTTTCACTTTGTTCCAAATTAAATTCAGATATTTTTTTTCTAACTTTATCCAATTCTAAGTCAGGAAAGTGAGTTTCTCTATGACAATTTGCGCATAAAACTTGGCATTTCTCAAACTCAGTCATTATAAATTCCATACTAGAATTTGAAAGTTTCCTTTGGTCTAATTGAGCCTCTTTACTATCCCTCTCTATGTGGTGAAATTCTAAAACCGCTAAATTTTTATCATACCCACAAATTTCACATTTACCACCTCTCAAATTTATCAAATGCATTTTTCTTTTTAATGCTCTGATAATTTGATACTCATAAGTATTTCTTTGTTTTTTCATAATATTAACCTTTAACTATAAATATTATGAAATTATTCAGAATTTATATTATGAGTTAGATTTTTCCATCTTCAAAATCTTTTGATAAAACTATTTCCATTGTCTTATCTTGGATGTAGGTAGAATTATACTTAAAATCTTTCCAATTGTCAAAATCTTTTAGGTCCTCGATAACTTTTTCGTGAACCATAACAAATCCTTCAGGTATACTACCTGTTAGTTTGTAGTAGTTTGCTTTCTTTATTTTATCTTTAATATCCTCCGTCACGAGTACAAATATAAGGCAAAAAAACTATTTATCAAATGAAAATAAATTTGAATTTCACAATTCCTTTTTTTACATTTGTTATAAATGAACGTAGGAGTTTTAGTTTTAAATTCAGATTATTCACCCATTAATGTTACAAGCTTTAAAAGGGGTTTTAACCTTGTTTTTAAGGGTAAAGCCGAAGTTGTGCAATCAACAGGTGAACCAATAACAACTTATCTTGGTGAGTTTCTAAGACCCATTATTATTCGATTACTTGATTATATTCATTACAGACCCAAAAAAATAAGTGTCTCTAAGAATAGAATTATTAAAAGGGATAAGTTCAGATGTGTATATTGTGGAAGTCAGAAACATCTAACCATTGACCACGTTATTCCAAAATCAAAAGGAGGACAAAATACTTGGTCCAATATGGTAACGTGTTGTTCAAAATGTAATTGTAAAAAAGGGGATAGGTCCCCTGAAGAAGCCGGACTAAAGTCCGTTTACCCAAAGGAGCCCACCATGTTTCAAGATGTTATCAGTAGTGAGCTCCTTCAGGCTTGGGAATTATTTAAATCGGGATTTTAACCTTCTTTTTCTTCTTGTGCCTTTGAGATGAGGTCTTTAACCATTTGGACAATCTTCCCTTTTTTATCGTCCATCTTGCCTCCAATCATTTGCTTGATTATTTTTCCAAGCTTATAACGAAAATCAGGAGTATCGAAATATGAAGCGGTTACAACTTCAAGTGCTGACATAATATCACTTGGTTCTGATGTATTTGATTTTGCACTTTCAATAACGGCATTAACTAGAACATCAGTTAAGATTTGTGGCTTTAAAAATAAATCACCAAGTTGTTCTTTGCCAACTGATTCGAGCTCATTTTTAACGTAATCTTTCATTGAACTGGTAAGACCTAAATCTCTTTCCAAATAATTTAATAATTCTTCTTTAATTTTATCTTCTTGTCCTCCGAGCAAACTTATTCCTTTTGAGAAAAGCTCCTCATCTGACTCAGTAAGAATTTTCTTTGAGTTTTTGTATGCTTCGGCAAGTTTGAACATTTTTGAGAAATACTTATCGTAATTTTCTCCAATTAAATGTTTATGTACCTTTTGGTAATTTTCAGTAATTTTGATTACCTTATTTGCTTTATCAACATATTTTGTTGTAAGCTTCTCTCTGATTGATTCTTGTAAGTTTTTCATTTTTTTATATATTTTATCAACATGATAGAGGGGTCGCATCTTCCCAATACCAACTTCCTTTTACTTTATATGCCATTCTTGTTTTCTTGTTTGCTAGATTAACAAATTCGGCTTGCTTATCTGAAATTTTATTAACTTGAAAGTTTCCATCTGCAATACAAGGGAATGCTTCATAAAGTTCTCTTGCAATTGGTTCAGTTATACTCTCTATTTTTGCTCTGTTTAATTCGGGCCCTGATGATGCCCCACCTCCCTCTATTTTATTTTCAATATTTTCAACCTCTTCCTTAGCATCTGGAGGTAAATCTTGTTTTAACTCTTCATATTTTTCTTTAGCGTCTTCTTGAGCGGCTCCTATTTTTGATTTAAATTCTTCTCCAACATTTCCAATACCTCCACTTCCAATTACTTTAGCAACATCAATTGCCTCGTCAATTAAAGTAAAATTAAGTAAGCTTGTAACATCATCTGGTAATGCCGATATAAAATTTTCTTTAAAATCATCCCAAAAATATGTCCCATTTTCATCTGATTCATTAAATTCCACCCAATCGGGTCTCTCATCTTTAAATACATCCGCCACTGTTTCACCCCAAGATGTTATTGCTTCTAAAGGTGTCTTTAATACCGCATATAGTAAAGGATAAAGACCATAATTGATTACCCAATAACTGACAAAAATCGATAACATGGTACCCTGAACACCTTTGTTTCTCAAAGAAGTAACTAATTCGCTGGTATAACGAGGGTCCATATAAACAATAGTATTTGCCAGTCTTTTAAATACTTTTGGGTCCGTTCTAAAAATAAAGAATCCTTTTAAATCATTAGATTTATATGGTAATCTAAATGGCCAAGCTTCCCTATACGCTTTAAACATTGTTTTGTAAGGGTCCATAAATTCAGGAGTTTCTTTTAATTTTTTCCAAACTTCTTCGTGAATGCCACTACCATATTCTATATCTCTTATAATATCTTGTTTACCTTCTGTTTTTAATTGTTGTTTCCATTGCTCCCAAACTTCTTTTGGAGAATTTTGAAACCATTTTTTTGTTGCTTGTAAAATATCTCCCATCTTTTTTAACTCAGCATCTATTCTATCTCCAGCCGCTTTTTTATCGGAAGCCTTTTTAGCTAAGTCAATAAATTCTTTTTGTAATTCTTCTGCAGTTTTAAATGCTCTTCTCCAAATTCTAAATGCACTTTCAATTTCTTTTGGGGATATATAAGCAAAAAATTTATTTACCCCTGTTGATGCTTTAGCTCCTGTGGCTCCTGATTTTCCAAAATTATCAATAGTATCATTAAATTCGTCTACTAATTCTTTCTTTAATTTATCTGAAGGAATTTTTTTAAATATTTGGTTAACTTGAGCTCTTGCAACAGTCTTAATTTGCTCAGGAGTATATTTACCGGATTTTAAAGCCGAAATTATTTTTTGTTCAACAACATCCAATAATTTTTGATTTACGATTTTAACTTTCGGAAAAATAATTTTATAGAAATCATCTGATTCATCCATCATTCTAGAAATTATTAAAAGTTTGTCGTCATCAGTAACCGCTCTCTGAAAAGATTTAATTAAATCGTCCATGTCAGATGAAACTCTTTTTCCTGTTTTTTTAAAGTTATCTAAAACCCCAACAACTTCGTCAAATAACCCAACCCAACTCTCAACAAGTAAATTTGATTCATTTATGATAAAATCTTCATTTAACTGAGATTTACCCCCAATCAATTCATTTATTCTATCAATTTCTTCTTTTAATATTTTTTTTTTATCCATTTTTTGAAAGTTCGATTAATTTAGTTATAGTATCGTAACCAACTATTCCATCAATTTTTAATTTGTTATCTGATTGGAATTTCCTTACAGCGTCTTCAGTGAGAGGTCCAAACTTACCGTCAATTCCTGAAGATAGTTTACCAAAGTCATTTAATAAATAATCATATTTTAAATTGTTCAACATTATTTGTACCTGTCTAACTCCCTCTCCTTTTTGTCCTCGCCTAATAATATACGGTTTATTGGTTGATGGATTAATTTCTTTATTTACAACTCTTGTTATTTCTTTTTCTGAATAATTTATATTCTCAATCTTGGTTGACTCACTGGTTCCAGATGATGAATCGACCTCAGTCTCAGGTAAAGGATTTAATTCAAATTCTCTCATCATTCTATCAAAATCATTCTCAATCATTTCCTCAGTTACATCAGATTTTAATAAATTTTCCCCACCATCAGGAAGATTTAATAATAAATCGGCTGATTTTTTCATTAAAAATTCATTAACCGCATCTTCATACCCTAGTAATCCATTAACTGTGGCCCTTAATTCATTTCTTGTTCTTGAGTCTAATTTTGATTCATCGGCAAGTATAGTATCCCTAAATACAAATAGGTATAGTTTATCGAATGTGTATATTGTTGCACCAAATTTAGCAACAAGAGATGAAAGTTTAACTATATTTGATTTTTGTAGTTTTAGTAAAAGATTTACTAAATATTTTGGGGTTTTTTTGGCTAATGCCTTAACAATATTAGTTCTCGCAGCTTTTTTAAGTGCTAATTTAATTGGCCCTGAGTTATTCGTAAAAGCCTTTGCAAGTTGCATTAATTCCTCTTGCTCAAGTTTAGACATTGGCTTACCAAGTTTTGACTTCTTTATCAAAAGTTGAGCATACCTTGGTCCTTTAGACGGCAACCATTTAACTCCCTTTAGTAAACTTACCAATTGACCACCGGGTATCAAATTCATTGCTAACACTAATCCCGCAGTATATGGGTCGCCTTCTTTATTATATAAATAAGCGTCATAAGAACTTGCCGCAATTTCTAAACCAACAAAAATAGGTGCAAATGGACCCGAAACTAAAGCTAAAACTCCCGATGAAATTTCAACAAGCATTAACCAATCGTGAGTATCAATTGATTTTAAATAATTAGAAATTGATGTAATATGTTCTGATTGTTTTTCTAAAGCTGGCTTAACTGTTTCGGGTTTACCTTGCTTATATCCGTATTTTTCAATTTGGAATGGCATTTTTGAGTCGGGTTGCTCACTTAAAATTTGCACATTTTCTGCAAGTGTCATTTTTGTATCATATCTCATTAAAAGAAGTGACCTTTGTAATATTTCTTGATTTTTGTTAATATTCACTTGCATTTTTTTTTATAAATATTTTCATAATACAAAAAAAAGATATATATTTGTATTATGAATGAAATAGTTAAAGGTTCAGAAGTTTATCACAAAGTAAGTAATACTAAACATATTGTAGAAAGTATTGAATCTTTTGATAATGTTACATTAGTATTTACTGAGGATTCGAAATGCTTCCCAATTAAAGAAGTATTAAATACAAACCCAGTTCATCTAAGATTATGTAATGTTTTCAGAAGTTGGATTTTTGGTAAACCTCAAATTCTTAAAGAAGATACTGAAGAACACGAAGAACTAGAAAGACTGTTAACTATGGATTATGATTGTAAAAAAATAGAAGAAGATTTTGATAGACAAATTAATGAATTATCAAAAAAGAGTTTAGGTAGTACCTCCTCCTGAACCAGGTAATTGATTTGCAAGACCTCTTGTTAATCCTGAAGACCATTTTTCACCTTTTTTACCAAGCATATTGGCCTTACCTCTTTTAATTGTGTAGAGCTCGTTCCAATTACTGCCACGCTTATTTGTGTTTTGAGTCGTCTCCCCTCCGGCACCAGCCGCAGCATCCTGTTCGGACATCTCAACTTTCTCTTCTCCTGACAAGGAGTTTAAAAGGTCTATATATGTATCAATATCTACTTTCATTAAAATGGAACTGATTTTGGCAAATCATCTGAATTTTCTTCGTAGTATTCTGTTAAAAAATTTTTTAACTCTTGTTTATCTATTTTAATTTCTTGGAAATCATCCCTATCCCCAACAAAAAGTTCATCCGTATCTTCTTCGTAAGACAAATACAAATCCTCTGACTCGTAACTATCTGACTCTATGATAAGATAACCATAGTCTTTGGTTAAGGAAATCTCAAACTCGGCCTCTCTCATCTGTGTTTCAGGGTCACCAGCCACTCTGAAACTTACTTCTATTGAATCCGATGTAGGATTATAGTAATAATCAATAATTTCCTTAATTTTCATAATTAGTATTTTCTAAATCTATTAAACATATCCAATGATTCATTGATTTGTTTAATAACCTGTACTTTCTTTGATTTAATCTTAATTGATTCCTCAAGTTGTTCTTCTGTATACATTACCATTCCACACTCGCAGATTTTACCTTCGGCAAGTTCTTTTCCACACTTTTCACATGTCTTTCCTTCTTCCATATATCCTCTCATTCCGCATTCACATATTTCTCCTTCATACATTCCACCACATTCCTTACAGTTCTTTTTCATAGGTTTGTTAATTCCTTTGTTTTTATATTCAGAAACTTCACCCTTATTATTTACGGTAATTCCAGCTTTATCTTGTCCCAAGTCCTCAACTGTTAACGGAGTTTCGCTTGCAATTTTAGGTGCCATTGTTTTATATCCGTCATAAAGACTTCTTTGTTTTTCTTGGATTGATTTTCTTTCTTCTTCAGATATGTTTAAAAAGTATGCTCTCATTATTAAATGTTTTGCAATAAATATATTGGTATTTTCATTTTACAAAAAAGACACTATAATTGTTTTATGACACTTGAACCATTTGAAACAGAATCACCAGTATTTGAGGATTTCAGAGGTTGTTTTGCCCCTGTAAAATTATATGGAGACTGGCTCCAATCAAACATTAGTATTAGCGACAATCTATTCACATTTAGAGGGCTCCATCTCCAACAAGGAAAACATGCTCAAACTAAGAAAGTATCAGTTATAAGAGGTAAAATTATTGATTTTTGTGTTGATTTAAGAAAAGAAACTTTTGGTGACACTTACCAGTTTGTACTAGAACCAGGACAAGCTGTATTTGTACCAAATTGGTTTGCTCACGGATTTTTAACATTAAAATCAGGAACCATTGTAAATTATCTTGTTGACCAAGATTATAATAAGGAAAGTGAAGTTTCAATTAATTGGAATTCCGTTCCTGATGTTAAGGAAACAATAATAAAATATATGTCGGGTTGGGATTTAAAATTAACTATTAATGGTAAAGACGAAGACGCTATAACACTTGAAGAATATGGACAGAAGTATGTTGGATGAATACGCTGAAGGGGCAATAATCCTTGACAATTTTGATGATTGTATTATTGGAATCTCTGAACAATTTGGGGAGGGGAATCGAATTGTCTATTCTAAAGATATTATAATTAAAAAATTATGTGAGGAAATGTCTGAAGAAGAAGCTTTGGAGTATTACGATTACAATATTTTGGGTGGATACTTCGGGGAACAGAATCCAATATTTTTAGCGATAGGTGGTCATCCACATATCTAAAACTTTATTTGAGTATCTTTTTATTTCACGAGAAACCAAATCAAGTTCAATTTCTTTTCCTTTTTTTTCCAAAACTTTAACCACTCCTTGAATCATTTTGTCTTTTGCGTCGTCCGCCATTTCTACAAGCTCATCAAAAGCTTCTTCGTCCTTACTTTCATTATAGACATTATCGTGGGAGATTCTTTGTGACCCCATGTAAAGATATGGTGATGCCCCAAACATATTAGTTATTCCTGACTCCCTAAGTTTTTCAAGATAACTAAATAAAAATTTTGTGTCAAAATTTCTAAAGACATCGGCATTTTTAATAACCTTTTTTGTTAAGTCAGTGTTGGACTCATTAACCTTTTTTCTTTTGGACATAACACTTTCAAAGGCATCTTCAAACATCCATTTATCAAGTTGTTCTTCATCACCTTTTTCTTTTAAAAGTGCAAGACTTGAGCCATTATCCCAATCAACTCTATATTGAATAAATCCAGGTCCTTCGCCAATGCCAGTAACTGTACCTTTGTCTTTATATGAAACACTTGAAGCTTCTCCGTGCATGTTTATACATACAACTCTATCTCCAACTTTAAGGTCAGGGTTAATAATGTCTTTTTTCATATATTTATAAATACGATGAAATTTATTATAAGTGAATCACATAGAAAAAAACTCATAACCGAGTCAATTTTATCCGACATTGAATCCACCCTGTCTAACCTAAAAGAACTTGGCAAAAAAACTCTTGAGGACACAAAGAATATGGTCAATTTTGACCTGAAATTTCTTTTGACTTGGAGTACAACTATTGGCGGATTTATGGGACCTCTTACAAATTTCATCCTATCTGAAAATCCTGACCTATCAAGAGAAGAAGTTTCAACAATTGCTATTGGGGTGTCTGCATTTTTATTCTACAATAATATTGAACTTGCAAGAAAGATTTATAACTCAGTCGTTGAAAAAGGTCTTGGTGGAATTTTTGAAAAAACGATGGATAAGGGAATTCAATTAAGGGATGCATTGATGTCTTTCCTATCTTCAATTGGATTAACTATTCAGAATGTTTCTCATGTTGCCGCTTTCACATTTTTAATACCAGTTGTTGGTTATATTATAGCACTTATAAATGGAGGAGAATTAACTGGTGATAATGTTGAGGATATTGTTAAAAGAATAACTGCCGCTGGTGTTACTTATCTGTCAATCAATTTAATAAAAAATGTTGTAGGTAAACTTATCGATAGGACAAAATCGACCTCTTAATTTCTTCGA